CCATACAATCCTATAGTCATTTCTTTATCATATGCACTATAACCTAATCTTGTAACTATATCTCCATCTCTACCATCAATTTCTTCAGTATTTGTTCTGATAGATGGTTTTGTTATTGGAGGCATTTCATTTATTGCTAATCCATTTATTGTAGTTGAATTAACACCATTTATTATTACATAATTTCTCATATTACACCTCCTAAGTATAAATAGTATCAGTAACTGTCTTTACAATAAATTTTCCATACTTTTCATCATCCATAACTATATCCATATCTTGTAATGCTTCTTTCATTGCACTTGCCATTAATCTATAGTTAGTATCATAAGATACACTTGGATTTATTGTTGGATTTACACTAGCTTCTATTCCTGCATTTAATTGTTTCATTGCTACATCTACATCTTTTAATGCTTGTGGTATTCCTTCTTCAATACCTTCTCCAATTCCAGCACTGATTTGAACTCCTATAGTATCTCTCATTAATGTTGATGGAGAATGAATACCAAATATCTTTTTGAATTTAGCAGTTATTTGCTCTTTAACTTCATTTACTTTATTATTCAAATAACTTCCTATTCTACCAAATCCATCACAAATACCTTTGATGATATTCTTTCCTAATTCTCCCCAATTTGTATTAGCAATGCTATTTCTAAATCCTGTTACTATTGCTCCAATTATATTAGGTATTGCAGTTAGCATTTGAGGTATTGATTCTATTAATCCTTTTCCTAAAGCTAACATTAATTGTAATGCTGCTCCTATGATTTTAACTATCATATCTGGTCTAGTTAATGTTTCTACTAACTTTTGAATTACTTTAGGTAACATTGCTACTAATTGAGGTATTGCATCCACAATTCCTTCTATCAATGCTACTAATAAATCAATTCCTGTTTCTATTATTAATGGTAAGTTTTCTATTATTGTATTGATTATTGTTTCTATACACTGAATTAATGTAGGTATTAATTGAGGTATAGATTTAATTATTCCTTCAACTAATGCAACTAATAATTGAATACCCATCTCAATTATTGTAGGTAAGTTTTCAGTTATAAATCCTACTACTGCATTAATTATTTGACTTATTGCATTTGATATAGATTCCATATTAGAAGTAATCATTCCTAATAATGCATTAATCATATTTGTTATTGCAGTTAATAATTGAGGTAATAAATCTAATAATAATTGTGCTATTTGTGGCACTAATGTTTGTATTAATGTTACTACACCATTTAATATACTTGGTGCAAGTTGTATTACTGCATTTCCTATATTATTAAAAACATTAGTTATAGTTTCTGCTAATGCTTCAGGACTACCAGATCCATTTAAGAAGTTATCAAATGCTGCTTTCATTGAGTTGATAGAACCACTTATTGTTTTTTCAGCTTCTTTAGCAGTTGTACCTGTTATTCCTGTTTGTTCTTGAATTACATGGATTGCTTCATAGACATCACTTAAATTCTTAATGTCATATTTAACACCTGTTATTTTTTGAGCATCTGCTAATAATCTTTCCATTTCAGTTTTAGTTCCACCATAACCTAATTTAAGATTATCTAGCATTGTATAGTTTTGTTTTGCAAATCCTTGATAAGCATTTTGGATGCTACCCATATCAGTTCCAAATTTATTTGCATTATCACTCATATCTCTAAATGCCATATCAGCTACATCTGCTGCTTTTTCAGTATCTCCACCTAGTGATTGTAATAATGATGCACTAAAACTTGTAACTCCTGCCATATATTCATTTGCACTTACACCTGCAGTCTTATAGGCATTTTTTGCATTCTCTATTACTTTATCAGAACTCTCTTTAAATAATGTTTCTACACCACCTAAATTTTGTTCTAAATCAGCATAACTTTTAACACCTGCTCCTACTAATCCTGCTAATGCTCCACCTATTGCAGTTGTTACTTCCATCATTTTTTTAGCAACATCTTTAGCAATTTCTCCTACTTTTTTAAGTCCTTCTTCTAACTTACTTAAATCAATCTTTGTTGTGCCTTTTAGTTCTTCATTCATGTTTTTTAGAGCATTTTCACTTTTAGCAATTTCTACACTTAATCCTCTATATTGTTCTTTTTGTTCTTCAGTAAGACTAGAATAACTACCCATTTGTCTTTGTGCTTCTTTTAATGTATTTAATCTTTCAGTAGTTGCTTCTATATTCTTCCTTAATACATCTTGTTTTTGTGCTATCAATTCAGTATTCTTTGGATCTAGTTTTAATGCTTGATTTAATTGTTTTAATTCAGAATTAGTTGAATAAACTATTTTGTTGACATCTTTTAATGCTGATTCTAATTTTGTTGTATTTCCACCAATCTCAATAGTAATTCCCTTAATGTTCTTACTTGCCATGATATTCTCCTTTCTTATAAATACTAAAAAAACTACCCATAAAGAGTAGCCTTTTTACTACTCATAAGAGTAGTAGTTATTATAGATTTGCCTCATATACTTCATCAAAGAAAGCTGTATATGCAGCTGTATTTGTTCCATCTTCTTCCATTTTTACCATTACATTTTGATCTGATATTCTTGAATTGATTGTTATGTTTAATGTATCAGTTACAGGTTCTTTAGATGTTTCTATTGTTTGAGAAGCTACTGATGGTCTAGATACTGAACATTGATAGAACCAATATCTTGTTCCTTTAGTATCTCCTTCAAATTGACAACCTAATGCAAAGTCTTTAAATGAATCTCCACTATTTTCAATGAATGCTCCATTTCTATCTTTTAATTGTCCTAATATTTTTTCTCTAAAATCATTATTGATTAATGCTACCTCTAATGTTCCTGTATAACCTTGATTAGCATAATCACTAAAATATTTTGTATTATCAGCATAGAAATCAGCACTTTCTCCTTCAGGATCTAGTGATAGATTAACTGCTCCTGGTAATGTAAATATATCTCCATATGTTATTTGATTTCCATTATAAGTAATTGGAGCAATATGAACATTTGATAATCCAAATTTTACTTTATTTGCCATGTTTACCTCCTTATATTTCAAATAAAAAAGCACAATTATATGTGCTTAAATTTCATAAAAATTATGATAAATTCTCTCATCTTCATCCCATACTTCATTTTCTACATCATATGGAATTTTATTATTTGTTAATAATTCCTCAATAGCTTTTTCTAATGCTACATCTTTTTTTTCAGTAACTAATTCAATTTCAAATTCATATGGTCTATAGTAAGTTATTCCATCAGCTTTAAATGTATCTGGACTAATTTCTCTATATGCTATAAATGGTGGAGTTACATTTTTATTAGAATCAAAATGGTCATATGCTACAGGAATATTCAATGTTTTTAATAAGTCATAAATGTCTTTATGTTCCATATTAACCTCCATTTTTTATTATGTTTTCTACATCAGTTTCATATTGTTTTACTGACTTTTGTTCTACAGGATAAATATGAACTTTAGGAGTAGTTAGACCACCATTTCTTTTTAAATGTGGCTTTTCAAGTAAATGAGTAAGTTGATAATCAGTAGCATTATGAACTATACAATCAACAAAACCTTTACCTTTATCTGTTTTAACTCTCCATCCTTTTCTATATGAACCTGTAAGTTTAGGAGATGTGTTTTTTAATTCAGATACAGCTTCTTTTGCTACATCTTGTGCATCTTTAGTTATTGCTTCTTGAATATCATTAGAATATTCATTTAAAATATCCTTTATTTCAAGAATACCTTTAATTGCCATTTATACCAATCTTCCTAGCACATACTAAAACAATATCAAACTTATTTTTAGGATCAATTGTTCTTATTACCATGTATCTTTCATTATTCCATTCTAATTCTTCTTCTCCATTGTAATTTAGTCTTTTAACAACAAATTCACAACTAGGAGTTAATCCTACTTCTACAGCACTATAAAATTCATTAGTTTTCACACTTTGCTTTTTAGCATAGCATTTAGCACTTTGTTCAGAGGAATTGATAATATTTCCTATCTCATCCTCTGTTTTATTGGTGCTAATTAAATAAATAATCTCACTATATTGCATTTTCTATATACTCCTTAGTATGTCTTAAAACATCCTTTTGTAGAGCATAAGAATTTGAATATAATTCTGCATTAGTTACATCTAAAAAACTTAATACATAAGTTATTATTGCAGTTTTAATTAAACTATCAGGATTATCTATTAGAGTATCGACTATGCCGATACTTTTAAGGTCTAATTCAGCTGCTCCAATCCATATGTTAATCATATTATCGAAATCAGAATGATTTATACCTTGAATTTTTTTTATTTCTTCTAGCATAGCCTTACCTTCTTTCTTCTACTAAACTGTTTCTGGTTTAGCAATTAATGTAAATGCTTTATCTGCTACTGCATTAGTTCCTACATATTGTCTACCTAAAATTCTAATTAAATCAGAAGTCATAAGAGTCTTATCATCAAATTTAAGATCAACTCCATCTCCTTCTGGGTAGTTAGCTAAAGTACCATGATCGAAATCTCCTACTATAGCATATACTTGTCCAGTTGTAGCTGTTCCATATGCTGGTAAAGTATTATTAAATCTAACTCTTATACCATCAAATATATCAGCAGCATAATTATTAGCTAATTGTACTCTCTTAAATTCAGCATAAGTTAATTTATTCATAACTATAGTATAATCTCCAGCTTCATCACTAAGATTAGCTATAGCATTGAAAATAGTTCCCATTGCTGGAGCTTCTGTAATCTTATTAGCAGATACAGTATCATAAATACCATCATTATTAGCTGTTAATGATTGTGGTAATGCAGCAATTTTAGCAATTAAGCTATCAGCTGTCTTTTTAACAATTTTATATGTTAATTCATCATAAACATATCTTAGGAACTCTTCTCCTCTCATTCCATAAACTTCATCTGAAATACTTATCCATTTTTTAATAGAAACTGGCTTTAATTCTACAATTCCTAATACTAAACTTTCTTCAGTAACTGCTCCAGATCCTTCTGCATGTTCTACAGCATCAGTAGCACTTGCTTCAAAGTTTACTTTTAAATTACCTTGTACAGATACTTTTCTAACTAATGACATAATGTCATCTTTTTCCCATGCTGTTTTAACAATATCATATACAAAATCTGGTACTGCTACTGTTGATGATGATCC